GATCGTGTCATTCTGTGTGATCTTTTCAATCATTAAACCTGATGCTCTCGAAGTCACATTTAATGACCAATCTTTTGAAGTATCTGCAACTGTAAACACTGCATCTCCCCCAGAGATACCTGCTGAAGCAGCTACACTTATATTAGAACCTTCCCAAGTATTTATAGTAGACCCATATTTTTCTGTGACTACACTGCGAGTTATGGTTTGTGTAGTATTTTCTGTTCTGTTACTCGAACCAGTAGTCCACGTTGGCACTCCGTTTGCGTAACAAGGTGTTGCAACTAGGAGTAAAAATAGTGCAAGTTTCTTCATTTGATACCTACATTAGTGTCTTTATTATCTACTATCTTAGCAGCGTTATTAGGTTTCTTTTTGTTCACACTGATACCATAGCTGCCTAAAACGCCACTGGTCAAACCTGCTAAAAAAGCTCCATCATTACGGATTTTGTCCATGTATCCAAGAGTCATCATCGCAAGCGACCAGCAAAGAATCATAAATCGAACAGCATGACCAAAAAGTTCAGCCCAATCCGTACCCTCTTTTTCTTCTTGTTCTTCCATATAAAGAAAACTGCCTTAATGTGTGAGGAGATAGCAGCTGACCACTACTTTTTGTAAGGCAGCTATATGCCAAACGTAGCAAATATTGGTATGTTGTAAAGTATTAGTACTTAATGTTATGTTAAAAATCCTAAAACCCTTGCTTTTGCAGTTCTTTTCTACGACTGCTGTGAAACGCTTAGTGGTAGATTTGCTTCGTGCAATTTGTAAGCAAACCTCGAATAGTCTTGATGACAGGGCTGTAGATATTTTAGAGCAACAGTTGTTTCCTAAATCTTAGTTATTGTTGGATTTTTAGGAAACACCTGGAAACAAGTAACAGGGAAGCTAAGTTCTTCCCATTGCCTTGTGTGTGATGCTAATTTTACTGCCTCTTCTTCATCGTATGCCTGAATAACTGTTTGAAATCCTATATTCTGTACTTCGTCTAAGCCTATATATGCTCCAGGTATTCTAATTACCCAGGCTCTGATTCTCAAATCCTTGTAATTCGATCCATCCTTCTTCTGTTTCCGATTGCGGAAGCTCATCCAATGGGATTCCCAGAATTGTTGCATCTAAAGCTCCTACTATTTCTCCATTGTAAGCAGCAATTTCAAGATCTAACAACTCCATATCTCGTTCACGCATAGCTATTTCTTCGTCAATAGCCAAAGAATCATTCCAATACTCGACTGCACCAGCCAAAGCATCGAGCCTATCGTCATGTTGTAAAGAGTTACGATCAACAGTTAAGTGTGTTAATTGATGAAACAGTTGATATGCCAGGTGTGTTTCTACGCTATCTTCATCTTTTGCTTTACTATCGTTTTCAATGACCGACCTATTAACTATTAATCGGTGCTGGTTCATCACAGGTTCAAGTGCATTTATAATTCTTCGCTCTTTTTGTACGTTACTTCTAGCTGGTTCTACAGTACATGGGTATATTCTGCGCAAATATGGCTGTAAAAGGCTCTGTAGCATTCCCTGACCAAACTGATCTTCCAGGATGATTAAGTTTACCTCTTGTCTTTTAGCTGCCTGGGCAAGTCCTTCTAATACAGGCTCTGTATATCCTTCTCTAAACGACCCTACCTCTAAGACAAACAAGTTTCCGTTTAGTTGGGCGACTATAGCGTATGCAGTTTCATCCATACCCTTACCAGAAGGGTCAACAAACATCACGCATCCATCAAACTCAAGCCATTCTCCGTGTATAAATGCTGGCCTGTGGTAGTAAT